ATTCAGGACCACCAGATAATGGTTTAAATACATTTGTAATCACTTTAGTAGTACAACTAGCAAAAGTATTAGGTAAATTTATTCCATATTCTTGAGATATTATTAAAGGGAATCCTTCTAAAGCTGCTGAAATAAGACTTGGTATATCAAAACTCAAATCTAAACTAAACAATTTAGTTACAATCCCCTTAAGAATAGACAAAGGTATCTCTATCAGAGATTTAACAAAGTCTATTAAAGCACCAATTTGAATAGGATCTAACGAAATTCCTGTGCCAATCTTACCCAATCCAGGTATTTCTACACCGGGAAATCCTTCTAGTTGTGTATTGAAAAGTTCTACAATCAAACCAGGTAAATTGCTTAATTCAATTTTTTTTAGTAATTTGAAAAATTCTATAGGTTTAGAAAACTTTGGCAAAGCATCTAAAATAATACCGATAGGACCCAAACATGCATTAATGGTTGCTTTCATTAATGGTTTAAGTCCAATGTCAAATACAGTTAAATCACTGGGTGGTATTAAAAATTTTGTGTCTACTTTCAAACAATCTGAAAGACCAGAAGAATTAAGAACATCATCTACTGTAGGTAATACTGCCATGTGTACAGTATTATATATCAACTCTGCTCAGAATTATACAACTTTATAATTTTATCAGAAATTTCTTGATTGACAATCTTCATAACACCATAATTGTTATCATCAATAGTATAGTACGCTTTCTTAATACCATAAGACAACAATACGTTTTGACAAATAGCACAAGGTCTAGATAGACCAGAAAGACTGTTAGTAGGACTCCCAGAAGGTCTTATACGGGCAACAAAAATCTTGCAACCCCTAAGGTCTGTACTAGCTCTTGCAAGCGCCACAGCATGCATTTCAGCGTGTGTAGATAGACAATAATTCCTATTGTATCCTTTAATACGATCTGTGTAATGTTCTACAAAAGCATTTGTCTTTCTCTGGTTAAAACCAATAGAGATAACATTACCGCCTTTAACAATAACAGCACAAAGACGATATTCAATGTTTTCGTCGTATGAGTGTTGTGCTGCTTGTTTAATAGCAAATTTCAAATACTGATGCATAAAAAATATATATCAGCATATCTGCTTATTGTCAATGAATATTAATCATCAACAACCCAACTATAAGGGCCATAAATTTTCTTTAAATGTTTTCTCTTCTCTTCTTCAACTTTTTCTTTTTTCTTTATGGCTTCTAACATCTTTTGAAAATCTGAAGTAATAGGTCCCGGCTCATCTAATTTAACTTGATGAGTTTGTATATCTCTTTGCCCAGTCATTGTGTTCAATGTACCTGCATCTCTAGACATTCCCTTCAACATACTCATTGCCATACTAATGTCTTCATATGGATTTGCTGTAACTGTAGCTTCATACAATTGACATGCTATTGCTAAAGAAATAACTAAATCATCATTGTAACCTTTTTGAGATTGTGGTTTATTGCCTTTCCAAATAAACGTTTGAAGTTCTTGAAATAATCTTTTTGAATACAATTTTATTTGTTTGTTTCTTATCGTATTCTCTAGTTTAGCTAGCATTTCTACTCTTGAATTTGGATTAGTAGTGAAGCCAGGCATTTCATCACCAACATCTTTTGTCATGTATGTCATATAGATGTTTTTCATGAATTTTTCATAATATAAGTTTGGATATTTAGAATCTTTAAGTTTAATTGCTGCTGCAATACCAACATTGTTCAATTCTTGGCATATCAAAGCAGTATTGTATAAAGTTCCGTATGTTATTAATAACTCAGCAAATTTATCTGGAGGTGGTTTACCTTTAAAATCTGCTACAACTTCACTATTTTGGGTATCTATTATATTAAATGCCGAGAAATCTTCGCCATCTCCTCTAGCCACATCTGCTCCAATAACATATTTTATCCCAGATTTTGGAGGTTGCCATATCCATATCTCGTCTCTACCATATGTTTGAATGTTTTGGGGAGCTACTATAGATGCTCCGACATGATCTAAAGCTTCCCCTTTAATAAAGGTGTCACCACTTGACATGAACGAACATAGTAGCTCTTGATTTACACCTCTTTCACCTTTTGCGGGTATAATCTCTGCTCTTTGTTCTTCAAACCATTTTTCATCTCTATCTGGATGTACTGTCCATGGTAATTCAATAGGATAGAATCCATTTTGTCCCTCACCATGTTTATTCTGCTCAGTAAGTGCTCCAATCCACAATCTATGAAATAATGTTCCAACACCAGAAGGTGATGAAATTAGAATAGCACTACCACCAGTGCTTAACGTAGGAGATAAACCTAGCCATAAATCATCTATACCTTCTACGTGAGCACAGTTATGCGTAACAATATCATTTACTATATATTCAAATCCATTATTTACGTTTACAAGATCATATAACTCAATTTCTTTTTCAACAATTGCTATAGAAATAATCTTACACAAACTTTTGTTGTCTTTGAAAATAAGTTCATCACCAACCATTAACATGTCTGAAAAACAAAACATGGTTTCATCACCACGTTTCGCTAATAATTGATGACCTTTAGAACATGCTAGTGTCTTAATTTTCTTATTAGGAAGTCTATAACTTATTTCCAAATAAGAATCTTTGGTTGTTTTCTTTATACCTTCGAAGTCTTGCCAACCATTTACAGTTAATACTTCCCATTCACTATTTTTAATAAACAAATTTTCATTCATAAATCTAAATATTAATTTAGAAGCAAAACCCTATATTTCTAATATATACTCAAGTTTACCACAATCCCAAATACGTTCTTGTTTAAAATCTAATTCTTTATGTCTCAATTTATAATTTGTTTTTGGAGATAAATAATAAAAATCTGGATCAACAATAGAAGTTAATGTAAAATTTAAAGTTTTGAACAAGTTGTTTTCATTAGACCATCTTCTATCTACATATGTTTTCAATCTTTTTGGTCTTAAAACCTTTATAGAATGATTTAGTAATTTACTAATAGTACTAGTACATACATAATCTATGTTAGAAGCAATCCTAGAGATCTCATAAATATCTTTATTGTTTGTATTATTAAAAGTTATTAATGTTATTAGTTCGTTTGTAATTTTATTGTAAGCCCCAAAAACATGTTTAGAATTTGTATCTGCACCTTCTATATGATTTCTTATTAGAAATACATTTTTGGTATTAATTTCAACTTTATCTATATAACAATCTCTACCATAAATTTTATGTTTATTCTTGTTAATCTTTAAGATATGCAGAATTTTTGATTTAACAATTTCTTTTTTGAATTCCCATTCATCTGAATAAATGTGTATCAATCTTATTCCCAAGGTATTACACAGATTAGTCTTATTAAGATGATAATTTTTATTTTTATTGCCAAAATTTTCTGAATGATAAAATAAGCCATTAAGTTCTATAGCCAAAGAATTTTGGGGCATATAAAAATCTAACTCAATCCTATTGTTAAACAACTTTCTTTCATTCATTACATATGAAACATTGTTTTGTGTTAAGAAACTAGCAAACTCTTGTTGCAACAAACTAATGTTTCTATTCTTAATAGGAAAACAATTAATACATCTAGGAAACTTTCTACCAGCACTCTTAGATAAAACTATATCTTCTTGCACAAAACTATTATTACATCTCAAACAACTAAATAATCTTTTCTCAGGATCTATTAATCTAACATTATCAAACTTAAAGTTACTTAATCTTTCAATAAATTTTTTATTCTTCTCTATAAGAGCTTTATCTTTAACTTCTTTCAAACTTAATAAAGATTTAACACCATACTTTTCTAAGTTAGTATTCTCTATTCTTTTCCTAATCTCTGGATCTTGTAAATTATATTCAACTCCATAATTGTTAATGAAAGTTTCTCTTTGTTTATCTTTAACAATATTAGACTTAGTAAAATGTTCTACTCCATATTTTATTAAACTTGTTTCTTTAACTTTAGATTTATATTCATTAGTTTGAGTATAAGAAGTTATGTTATCACCATATCTTTCTTTTAAAGTTTGTATTTGCTTATCTCTATTAATATAAGATTCATCCCCATACTTCTTTATCTTAGTTCTCTTGATTTTTTCTGTATTACCCACAATCAAAGAAGGATTATTTACACCATATTTCTTAACCAAAGCTTTCTTGGTTTTATCTTTCTTGTTCTCATTATGTTCAATATTTTTATTAGTACAACTTTCAGAACAAAAAATAGAAAATCCTTTCCCAAAACTATTCAACTTACATTTTGGTTCTTTGCATTCTAAACATATATTCGTCAAATATCGTTCTAAATTTTCATTAGATTTAATCTTCTTAATTTTTATGTTTCTAAAATCTTCAATAGAAACATATTCCATATAATATTCTTCTATAGAAATATTTTTATGAATAGACAATATATGTCTTACAAGTCCATTAGCATTTTTGTAATAGACTTGTTTACACAATTTACATTGATATGAAGTTTTATTGTTCTGGTGTGTTGTTGTCATCAATAGTCATTTCAAACAATTCATATGTTTGACCTATTGTAACATTTTTTACTTCACCAGTAATCTTATTTCTTAATGTTATAACACTATCGCCTGCAACACATTCGTCTATGATCAACAAACTTAACGCTTCACTTCTACCTACGTCCTGTGACGTAGGTGTCGCTTTGATTTGTGATCCATTAGAGAATTGTAGATATTTTACAGATTCACCAGTAATTTTTGGAATGATTAGCCAATCTGGTAAACCAGCTAGATTTGCTCTTACTTTACGAATAAAGTTTTTTGCAACATCTAATTTGGTAGCAACGACCAGGATATTTCGTTCTCTATGAAACAGAGCCATCCATAAAGCATAAGCAGCAGATACTGTTGATAAACCTAATTGTCTAGATTTGTTAACAATAACTTTTTTATGATCTAGATATGCATCCAAACAATCTTCCTGGAATGGGTATAGATCAAATTTAACAAGCCCTTTTGTTGGATGTGATATTTTGATGTATTTTTTGATGAAGTATTTTGGATCTTCACCACATTTAACAATTTCTTCATATCTTTGGGATTTGTTTAATATTCCTGTATTTTTTCTAGCCATTTTTTTCTTCTATTTTGATTAAACAATTTAGTTTATAAAATGCTCGTCTGGTTGAATTATAGATATTATAATGAGCATATTCCACATTTTCTGTAGCAGAATCTGTGTTCAACTTAAACTTCAATGTTTTTCCCTTATTTTCTTTTTCAAAATCTTTGATTAATTTTTTCAAGGCGGCTTCTATTAAAGAATAACCTTCATTTCTAAATTTATGCATTAAAGAATCTAAATTCTTGTCAGAAGTAAAGGTTACTAGAGAAACATATTTAGCTTCCATAAGTTCATCAGTTTTAACTGCCAAATTAACCTTTTGACCACTTTTATAAGAAGCACCAGGACCTGTGGTTCCAAATGTGCTGTTTGCTAATTTTGTCAATTTATCGTATAAACTTGTATTATTCATTTATTTCCCCAGTAATTGTAAATATCATTTGAAATTTAATTTTGTTCTTTTTAGAATTTTCATAACTTCTAAATACTCATAAAACTCTTCAGAACCTTTAATCTTTTTTATGTTTTTGTATTCCCATTTATAACTACACTTCTCACACAAATTATGTTTCTTATATGAAGACACGTCTTCTTTAGATATCATAGGGAAATCACACAATGGACAGAATAGTGGTACCAACTTTTTCTTGAAGTCTTTGGGAGCAATTACAAACAATGTCTTGTTGTTGTCTAATGTAATAGAACTAACAACTTGTCTGTCATTTAACTTTTTCCAATTCAATTTTGATTTACGCATTTAAATATGATAACAAAAACCCCAGGGTTTGTTTAACCCTGGGGTTTTCTTATTATTATTTCTTGATCTTATTTACTTACTCTCATCTAATTTCATCATTCGGATTAACTGATTTAGTTCTTTAATATCACAATCATCTGTATAGCTATCTCTAACTAGTTCACCTAATTTTCTATAATCATTTGGGACTGTATAAGGTTGAATATTAAGCATTTGTTCTTGTATAAAAGCAAAGTTGTCATCTGAGAAGCCATTTAGGATTAAACGCTTAATAACATTTAAGGCACTATTATATTCAATACGATCAAGATTTGTCATTTTATTTTTTTGCTCCATTTATCTCTAATTATTAATAACAGTATATCAAGTTATGCTTAAGCCGTCAATATAAAAATGAGAGTATTCTAGTTCACAACGAATAGTTCTACGTTCTTCTCTACTAATTTGTAATTCTCCAAAGTCTAGAGCTTTAATTTTTACATCTGTAAGTTCCCAGGTGCTTACAACATTACCGTATAAATCTGGAAAAGATATTTTGAATTCTTTAATACCTTCTTTTATCCCTTGAAACAAACGTTTACCAATATCTGGGTTACTATTATCTGCAATGAATTGAATTGTTACTCCACTATGTTCATCAATACTTTGAATTTTATGTAAAGAATTTTTTAAGTAAAACTTTGGTAAATCTAATTCATAAACATCTTTTTCTGTGAAAAGACCACCTGTACTTAATATAAAAACATCTTGAGGGATAAAATCGTCAGGCATTTCACATTCATCATCAAAGATTTCTTGTTGCTGTTCTTCAGCCGCTTCTTCTTTGTCATCATCGTATTCATCTGTAGGATTGTTTGTTAGTTTATTCATATATTATTTTACTTTCCAAACCATTGTTCTCAATGTCTATTATAACATCAGCAATCTCCTTTATTTCATTAATATGTGAAATAATCAAAACTGTTTTGAAGTAATCTCTAAACATTTGTAGTAACTCCATACTCTTTTGTAGACTATCTTCATCTAAGGCCCCAAATGATTCATCCAAAATGAATATATCTGGTCGGGGTAGTGAAGACAAATTCCCCAAAGCTACTCTAAGAGCTAAACTGCAAATAGTTTTCTCCATTCCAGAACATAATTCTATAGGTCTTTTCATTATTGAATCTTCTAAATAAATGTCCATTATGTTTGCTGTTGTATCTGTTTTTAATGACACAGTAAAGTCTACTAAACCATCCAATATTTTAGATAATTCTCTATTAATGTTTGGTAGTTGATCTTGTAATACCATAACAGGAATACCATTCTTAGAGAAAGCGTTTTGTATACTCTCAAATATCTTAAGTTTCTTAATTAAATCTTTATTTTGTTCTAAATCATCTGTTACTTTCTTTAAATAATCTTTTTTTATCCCCAAATTTAGAAAACATTCATTCTTTCTCTTATGTAAATTATTGATCTCTTCTAATAATAGACCATAAGATTCTTTTTTCTTTTTAAAGTCTTCGGATTCAACAAATTTTTGTGTATTTGCCAAATTGTTTATTTGTGTTTGCATAGTTTTGATTTCTTTTTTCAATGAAACTATGAATTTGCTATTGTGTTCTATTTTGTCTAACAAATTTTGTTGTTCAGATTCATAGATCTTAATATTGAATTCATTTTTAGAATATTCATTCAATTTTTCTTTTATGCTTTTATTGGCATATTTTTCAAATAAATTTTGGTTTTCTTTTAAAGATTTCAATATAGTTTTAACTACACTTTCTTGATCCTTAATAGATTTTTTGGCTTCATGAGCATCTTTTATGTAATGACAATTAGGATATGTATCGCCACAAGGTACTACATTAAGTTTTGTTATTAACTTTTTTTGATTGTTTAATTGCATAGTTTGAACATCATAAGATTTTTGTAAATCATTAATGATGTTTTTGGTATCATCAAATATCTTTAATTCTTCTTCTAATTTGATTTTGTCAATTTTAGACAAAACTTTTTTACTAGAATTTAGTAATTCCTTCTTGATTTTCAGTTCTTCCTTGTAAAGAACCAAATTTTTTTCATTGTTTTCTAAGTCTTTGTTTAGGTTAACAAGATTGTTTTCAAGAGATTTTAGAGCTTCAAATTCAAAGTCTTTTGCTTTGTTTTCATGGGTTTTAATCCATAAATTTAAACCATCTTTTTTCTCATTAAGATTTATTAACTTTTCA